CGCCATGTGCACGTGCTTCATCCGTATACCACTGATCGCGATGCGCCGGTATTCCCTCATAGCCCGTTCGTCGCCATTTTGCGCAAGCATTTTCCAGATGCGAAGTTTGATGGGCAGGATTGGACCCGTGCCAACGCTTTCATGGATGACATAAAGCCTTTCTTCGTTATTGATAAGAAGGCCCAACGCGAAGCTTTGAAGAAGTTAGAAAGCGCGATCCGGGCAGCGGAAACCGCTTACTATCAGTTGGATGCGCATGTTTGGAATGCTCTCAACAGCCAGCATAATCGAAATATGGGAAGGATTCACGAGACCGCTCCCGGCCTTTCCTTGATGCACTCAAGCGAACACCCAATTCCGAAAAACCTGCAAGTCATACTCATGTCGCTAACATACTCGCTGACTGGCGACATTACGGATCAAGCCCGGCTGCGCACGGGCAACCGACGAAAATTCACGAGCAAAGGCGCAATAGAAGCGGCGGAAGAAAAGATTGATGAACTAGCCTTGCTGACAGGAAAGGCTGCATCAGAAAAAACTTGGCAGAAAGCTGCCATCGTCCGAAACGCGATCAACTGCTGGCAGCATTACACCGGATCGGAGCCTGGTCTTTTTTCCAAGCCCTTTCAGTCTTTTTTGCAAGACCTAGCAGACGCAATGTCGAAATGGACTGGCGAACAATGGAGCGCGCGCGATCTGGTGAAAACGTATCAGCGGCGTATCGAAGTCCCACAAACTGAGTGATTTTCTATCGCTTGCGGGACTACACCCGCTCTGACCTGTGAAACTTAGACGGCATCGTAACACACGGTGTTGTCATGCCCCATACCTTCCTTTGCGACACTGATCTTGCCAATCGCTATGGCGTTTCCCGCAACACTATCTGGCGGTGGGCAAGAGACTATGAGGGCTTTCCGAAGCCGGTAAAGCTGTCACCCGGCTCCACTCGCTGGAAGCTCTCCGAAATCGAGCAATGGGAAACCGCCCGCGCTGAGGTGCCCGCATGAAGGGCGATCTGCGCACCCTTATCGAACAAGCTGACCGCATCGCGCTTGACGCCGATTACTTCACGGCGCGCGCATATCAGGAACTCATTGAAGCCCTGGACGCCGCTGAAGGCGACCCGGACTTCGAGCCTTGGCTTGGCTGGACTGACCTAACACCCGTTTACCCGCGCCGCCCGATCTATCGGGATGGCAGCCTGGTGAAACTGACCCCCTTCGAAACCAATCACGCTCAAGACGACCGCGAATTTGATCCTGCAGACGAAGGCGAGCCGGAGGATCATCTTGTCTGAAAATCTGCCAGCTAATCACGAATTTTCGCACCCGACACACCCTGACGCCGAAGCACTTTGGCCCGTCATGGTGCCTCTATATCAGTTGCTTCTTAATGGCTGCATTGACCTTGAGGCGAATTTCCCGAGACAGGCGAACCTATGCGGTCGCGTGGCTGATGTATTCCGGGAACAGCTTATTGAGGCCGAACTTGGCCTTTTGAACGCGCATCCTGAAAAGCGTGTGCAGCACGCTCTCAAAGCGAGGGCGGTCTGATGCTGGATAATGTCACCCGCTTCGAGCGCGAGTTTGCAGACCGCACGCTAGGCCCCGAAGCGCCGCCCCATGAGGGTTCTTTCAGCGCCTCTGACAGGTCCGCTGCGATCAAGCGTCAGCTTGTCCGGCTAGGCGATGTGCAGCCAATTCTGCAAGCCAACTATCTCGTAAAGGGCTGGCTTGCGAGCACGGGCTTAAGCGTCGTCTACGGCGCTTCCAATGTCGGCAAGACCTTCGTTGTGCTGGACATGGCGATGCACATTGCAGCGGGCCTTGAATGGTTCGGCAATCGCATTGCGCCCGGCCCGGTTATCTATATCGCCGCCGAGGGCGGCAACGGTATCAAGAACCGCCTTGCTGCCATGCTTAAAGATAGGCCGGGCCTTACAGGCGCTGACTTTTATCTTTTGCCTTTCCGCCTGGATATGAACGGCGACATTGACCCAAAAGCACTCTGCGAAGCGATTGGCGAGTTGAAGCCTTCTCTTATCGTCATCGACACGCTGGCGCGCTCTATGGGCGACGGGAACGAGAACAGCACACCGGACATGAACCGCTTTATCGCGGCCGTCGATGCGGTGCGCGAAAGTACACGCTCGCATGTCTTGGTAGTGCATCATTCTGGCAAGGATGAGGAACGTGGCGCACGCGGATCGAACGCACTTCGCGCCGCTGCCGACACTGAAATCAGCGTCACAAATCAGGGTGAAATTCGCTGCACGAAACAACGCGATTATGTGACGCCTGAAACACTTTACTTTACCCTGCGTAATGTGACGCTTGGCGAGGATGAAGACGGCGACGCTGTGTCCAGCGCCGTAGTCGATAATGAGCAAGCCAAACCGAAGAAGCGCAAGCCGCTGTCTGGCAAAGATAAGGTGGCCATGAATGCCCTCAATGAGGCGCTGCGCGATCATGGCAAGCGGCACGCTGGCAGCGAGCACTATCCCGGAAGCACTGATATTGTTGATGTTTCGGCATGGCGTGAGGCTTGCCACAAGCACGGCCTGACGACCGGCGGCAGCGATAGCGCGGCACGCATGGCGTTCAAGCGGGCTAAGGATTCGCTGATGAACGCCGACTTGATCCGCGAGTACAATGACCGCGTGTGGAGGGTGTTCGATGACGAATAATCGCCTTCCGTCACAAGCGTCACATGGCGTCACATTGTGCGATTTGTGCGCAGCGTCACATGCGTCACACCCCCGTAAGGGGGGATGTGACGGCTGTGACGGTGGTATGCGGGCCGGTGCGGTTGTGCGGATGGTCCCAATGCCCCGGTTTGCATTTGGGGGTGTAACCGCCGCCCCAACTGTTTCGCTCTCTCTCCCAAAAAATTCCGGGGAGGTGGTTTGATGGCTAGAGCATCGAAAGAGGCGGCCGCAGCCCTCGCATACCTGCCGACACTGACGGTCCCTGAAGGCCGCATGGCTGGCAAGCCGTTGAAGCTGGCGACTTACCAGAAAGATTTTGTGCGGGGCGCATTCGCTAAAGGCATCGCGGCGGCTTGTTTGAGCATTGGTAGAGGTAATGCGAAAACTGGTATCGCCGCGGCAATTTCACTTGGCCACCTTGTCGGCGTCATTGCACCACAGCCGAAACGGGAAATCATATTTGCGGCCCGTAACCGCGATCAAGCCAAAATCGCTTTCGGCTTTCTGGTCGGCTTTATCGAGGGCCTGCCAGAAGATGAGCAAGAGCAATTCACGATCCGGCGCGGGTCCAAGCTGGAAGTCGAAACCGCAGAAAATGGCGGCGGGCTGGCGCGGGTTATCGCGGCTGACGGCAAGTCCATTCTTGGCGGTGCGCCAACGCTCGCAATTCTGGACGAGCGGGCCGCATGGGAAAAGGAAAAGGGTGACAACCTAGAAAACGCCATCCTTTCCGGCCTTGGCAAGCGCGACGGGCGTGCACTGATTATCTCAACTTCGGCCCCGGATGACGCGAACACCTTTAGCCGCTGGCTAGATGAACCGCCGCCGGGAACGTATGTCCAAGAGCATCGCCCCGAACCGGGCCTGCCGCCTGATGATCTGGAAAGCCTTCTGATCGCCAATCCGGGCGCGAAAGAGGGGATCGGCTCAACCCCGGAATGGCTGCAAGCTCAAGCCCGGCGCGCCATTGCGCGGGGCGGTTCTGCCCTGTCGAGCTTCCGCAACCTGAACAGAAACGAGCGCGTCGCCAGTGATGACCGTTCGGTGCTGATAACAATTGACGAATGGCTTGCTGCTGAAGTCTCGCCAGACGCTCTGCCGGAACGGGGCGGACCTGTCGTGCTGGGCGTCGATCTGGGCGGCTCGCGTTCCATGTCGGCAGCGGCGCTTTACTGGCCTGAAACCGGGCGGCTTGAATGCCTGGGCGCATTCCCGATGAAACCCGGACTGGCTGACAGGGGCGCGGCTGATGGCGTTTCAACGCGCTATGTCGAAATGTCGGACCGTGGCGAACTGGTGACGATGGGCGACACGACCGTTCCCGTCGAACGGTTCCTGGCTGACGTTGTGGCGCTTTTGGACGGGCAAGCCCCGGCTGCGATCTGTGGCGACCGCTTCCGTCATGCTGAATTTGTCGAGGCCCTGCGCGGTGCCGGTCTGGACCGTGTGCCTTGCGTGTGGCGCGGCATGGGCTGGCGCGATGGCAGCGAAGATGTCGAACGCTTCCGCCGCGCGCTCTTTGAACAGAAAATCAAAACGGTGCCGTCGCTCTTGCTTCGCTCTGCCTTCGCGGACGCGATCACGATTGTTGACCCCGCCGGAAATCACAAGCTGGCCAAGGGCCGCTCAACGGGCCGCATCGACGCGGCAGCGGCTTCCGTTCTGGCAGTCGCTCAAGGTGTTCGGATGACCGGCGCACCGAAAGGGGCAGGGGGGAGGATGGCATGGGGCTGAAGCAAACCGCATCACGGCTTATCGCTAAGCATGGCCGGGCAATCGAGATTTTGCGGCCCGGTGAACTCGTCTCCGATGGCGCTGGCAATTATATTCCCGGCCCTGACACAACGCACACCGCGTTAGCCCTGTCGGCAACCTATGCCGTCGAGCTTCAGCTTATCGCGGGCGGTCTGCTGGACGTTGGCGATCAACGCATTCTGGTTTCTGTCGAGGGTCTGGCGATCACGCCTGGCACCGATGACCGGGCACGCATGGAAGGCACGGAATACCGAATTATCCGCGTGTCACCTTTTGCCCCGGCTGGCGAGACAATCTTCTATGAATTGCAGGTGCGCGATGACTAAGCGCAAGGAATATGCCCGCTATTCAAGGCACGTCACACGCGGCCCGCGCTGGAAGGCGCTTCGGACGCAGGCGCTTGAACGCGACGGCTGGCAATGTGTCCAGTGTGGCACGCGCCGCCGCCTGGAAGTCGATCACATCGAGCCGGTGCGCACCCGCCCGGACCTGTCCTATTCGCTGAGCAACCTTCAGTGCCTTTGTGGCCGCTGTCATGCTCGCAAGACCCGAATTGAGATTGGCCACAAGCCACTCAATCCCGCGCGTGCTGCGTGGAAATCCCTGCTGCGATCCATGCAGCACAATCCCAATAATGGAGACTAGACATGCTAGACAGCGTGAAAATTTCCCGTCGCCAGTCTGAAATCAGGCAGCAATTGGCGGGCCTTGTCGGCAAAGAAAAGCCGACTGAAGACGAAACCCGCTCCATGAGCGAACTCGATTCCGAATATCGCCAGAATGAAACCCGGTTCCGGGCGGCTCTGGTGGCGGAAGATACCGAACGCCGCGAAGCCGGTGAGGAACTGGAAACCCGCTCTGACCGCGAATGGTCCGATCTGATGGCCGGTTTCGAGATGCGCCAAGTCGCTCTGGCCCTTGATGAAGGTCGCCAGCTTGACGGCAAGACGCAAGAAATCGTCACCGAGCTGCGTTCGCGCGGCGGTTATCGGGGCATTCCCGTTCCGTGGGAAGCTCTGGAAGTGCGCGCCGGCGAAACCATTGCCAGCGGCACGCCTGACCCGATTCAGACGCGGCCAATCATTGACCGCCTGTTTCCGTCCTCAGTTGCTTCGCAGATGGGCGCTCAAATGGTCACAATCGACCACGGCGAAATCGAGTGGCCCGTGGTCACGCAAGGTGCAACCGTCGCCTGGCAAACCACGGAGACGGGGAATGTCGGAGGCCCGCAAGCCTTCCAGACGACCGACAAGGCGCTTTCGCCCGATCACACTTTGGGCGTTCAAATGAAGCTGACCCGAAAGAGCCTGAAGCAATCGGGTGCGGCGCTGGAAGATGCGGTTAGGCGCGATATGAACTCGGCAATCGCTGCTGAAATGGATCGTGTCGTGTTTCTTGGAAGCGGCGCTGATGGCGAGCCTCTTGGCGTCATTCCTGGGGCGGCAACCTATGGCATCACTGTGACCGAAGTTGATGCGGCTCCAAGTTATGCGGCCTTCCGGGCTGCGGCCGTTCGGTTCATCACTGCGAACGCGGCTTCAGGCACAAAGGCGGTCAACCTGCTGCTGCGTCCTGAAGTCTTTGACGACATGGACGAGCTGATTGACGGGCTGGCGATCTCTGAGTGGGACCGTCTCGTTTCGAAAACCGGCAAAACCGTTCTGTCGAGCAATGCGCTGGCAGCGCCTTCCGGCGATCCGCTGGAAAGCTCTGCGCTGATGACGACTTCCGCCAATGGCGTTCCGCCGATTTTCGTTGGCAAATGGGGCGCGGTCGATCTGATCCGCGATCCGTTTACTGACGCGCAAAGCGGCGGGCTGCGAATTACTGCCTTGGCGACGATGGACGTTACCGTGGCGCGCGGAAAGCAACTCGAAATCCTGGCAGGGCTTCGCTGATGCTCTGGGCCGGTTCCAAAGGCGGGCTTGAGGTCCGCACCGCTGAGGGCGGGACAACCGTTCTTAGGGGCCGGTTTCCCTACGCCGTGCCGACTGTCCTGCGGGATGGTCGGCAACGGCTGCGGGAAGTGTTTGAAGCACGCGCATTCGGAAAGTCGCTCGCTGAAGATGGGGAAATTCACTTCCTCATTCATCACGACTTTGACCGTCCGCTTGCCAGTCGATCGGCAGGCAGTCTGGACGTGACGGATGATGATGACGCGCTGGTGTTCGAGGCGCGGCTGTCCCCCGGCATGGGCGGCGTTGGTTATGTCCGCGACTTCATGGGCACGCTTGAAAGCGGCTTGGTCGGCGGCGTGTCGCCCGGCTTCCAGATAGCTGAAGGCGGCGAGACGGTGACGCGCGACGCTGATGGGCTGCTGCGGACGGTGAGGGCGGCAAACCTTGTCGAAATCAGCGCCGTGACGCGGCCCGCATATCCGCAATCGCAAATCGAGGCCCGAAACTGGCACCCTAATAATCCGCAAATGCTGGTAGTCGGCTCGCATCCTCTCAATCGGTGGAGGCTCTAATGGCGGCGACGCTGAAACAAGTTGAAGCGGCCCCGGCCAGCTATCCAGACGTTCCGTCCGGTCTGTCGGCTAGTGCAGCTGCGCTGGATGCTGACGCGATCTGGCAGCGCATCGAAAGCTGGATTGCGCACCGCTGGAATGAGCGGGAAGTGGTCTGGACCGTCGAAGTCGAAAATGGTGCAGACGAATGGATAATTCCGCTTGCGCCTGTCTCGACCGGCTATGTCGAACAGTGGCGCGGCGGCGCATGGGACGAAGTGCTTTTCGTGCATGGCCCTATGGGCTTGCTGCTGCCGTCTGACGGCACGTTCCGCATCACCGCAAATGTCGGCAGTGACAAAAGCCCGCCCGCGGCTGTCATGGAAGCCTATCGGCGGCTCGCTGAATATCTGGCTGACAAGCCAGACCGTTCGGCGGCGTCCAGCTATTCCGTCAATATGGGCGGGGCAATCGAAGAATCATACAACCGCAACCCGGCGTGGGTGGCGCGTGCGCTGGAATATAGCGGCGCGGCTGATCTTCTGCGCCCATATCGGAGGCCCTAACCATGTGGCCATTCAATAAACCGAAACCGGCTGAAACACGCTCTGCAATGTCCGGCTTTACTGCTGAACTTATGGCCGCGCGCGAATCCTACATTTCCGGGCGGCGCGGCATCGCTGAACTGACTGCCACGGCGCAAGGCGCTGTCATGCTCTGGGAGGGCGGGCTAGGGCTGGCTGATGTGAAAGGCACGGACCTTCTGGACCGGCGTTCGCTTGCGCTCTGCGGGCGCTCGCTGGCTTTGCGAGGTGAGGCACTTTTTCTAATGCGTGATGACGGGTTGGTGCCGTGCTCCGACTGGGATCTGACAACCCGCAATTCACGGCCCCGCGCTTATCGCGTTTCCATCTCCGAAGCGGGCGGCGGGCGGACTGAAACCGCGCTTGCCGGTGAAGTGCTCCACTTTCGAATCGGTTCTGACGTGGGTGCGCCTTATTTTGGCACTGCACCGCTGAAGCGGGCGCAACTCACTGCCAGCATGTTGAACGCCGTCGAAACGGCGCTGGCTGATGTGTTCGAGACGGCCCCTCTGGCCAGCATGATCGTGCCTTATCCAGAAGCGCCGGAAACCGATCTTGAAACGATTGCGCGGGGCTTCAGGGGCAATCGCGGCAAGGTGCTTATTCGTGAAAGCGTGAACGTGACGGCGGCAGGCGGGCCTGCCCCGTTGCAGGATTGGAAACCACACGACCTGTCACCGGACCTTTCAAAAGCCATGACCCGCGAAACCCTCGCTGCGGCGCGTGATTCGATCAACATGGCGTTTGGCATTCTGCCGGGCCTTGCCAATGCGGCGACAACCGGCCCGCTGGTGAGAGAGGCGCAACGCCACCTTGCCCAATGGGTGCTTCAGCCGATTGCGGCGGGCATGGCTGAGGAAGCGACTGAAAAGCTGGGAATGACCGTCACACTGGACACGCTGCGGCCCCTTCAAGCGTTCGACGCTGGGGGCAGGGCGCGGGCGATCACGGCGGTTATCGGCGCGCTCGCGCAAGCGAAAGAGGCCGGGATTGATCCTACCCAAGCCATGCAGATGGTAGATTGGGGAAATGAACATGACTGATGCAGAGCTGACCGAACTTTATAATTCATTGCCGATTGAACGGCAGTCGCGAGTTTACCTCTATATGCGGGCGCTTGCTCGCCAGAATTACGCCGTAGCCGATGCAATGGGGGCGCTAATTCAGGCCCCTGAAGATGACGCCGCGCCTTTCGCTGCCGAACCGGATTACGATCTTGCGGAATCGCTGGGCCGCGTTTGCGACGACCGGGAAAGGGTTCACTGGGGCCGGGTCATCGTTCACGCAAAACTGCGTGGCGACCGGCGCGCCTTCGATGAATTGCACCGCATCGCACGCCTTCGCGTGGCGAGCTGACAGAATGAGGCTGGCCACCTTGCGGCAGGTTCCGACGCTGCGAACGGCTGGGATTAGTCAGAAAGTGCCCGGTGTAGCGTAAGGCCGAAAACCCTGACAGGACGCGGCGGTTCCGATCCTTGTCCGCGCGGCGTCCCATATTTTCACAAGCCAAAATTGGATTTTGCAATAGCAGGCATTATGGCGGGTAGCCTTGGTCGCCATTTTTTAATTCAATAAATTCAACGTGTTAACCGAACCCATGGCGGAGGAGGAGGGATTCGAACCCCCGGAACGTTCGCACGCTCAACGGTTTTCAAGACCGCCGCATTCAACC